TTTTCGTCTTTGTTATTGATAGCCTGATCGCAGGTTGGACAAGTCGAATTTACAGAATAAAACTCGATGTCTTTCTCGAGTTTCTGAATATTCCCTTCAATCTTGGCTTCAAGTTGGTTTAGTTTAGTGAATTTTTTACTGGTTGAATCGTCATCTGATACTTCGGTTAGTAGATTTTCAATTTGAGTTTCTTTTTCAGTTGCTTCGATTTCAAGTGCTGAGAGTGATGCCGTGTTTTCAGTCACTTCTTGTTTCTTCGCGTCTACGATTTCTTTTGTGTTTTTCTTGAGTTCGTCAAGATGTTTCTTGTGTAGTTCAATTTTATCGCGTGTGTTATCAATTTGAATCTTTAGATGTGCTGCTTCGTCTTTGAGTGTGTGTAGTTTACTCTTTACAACGACATTCATCGCAGAGAAGATTTGAATATCAAGTAGATCTTCGATGACAGTGCGGCGATCCGCTGCTGACAACTGCATGAATGGAGTAAAGTTAGTTGAACCGAGGATAACAATCTGTGTGAATGACTTGTAATTCATCTTGAGAATAATCTTTTCAAGATGATCTTGATAGTCTTTTGCTTTGGCATCTTGGTTTAACAATTCACCATCGCAATAGATTTCAAATACGTTTGGACGAATGCCACGAACAACTTTGTATGACTTCTTGCCAATATCAAACTCAACTTCAACCAAACAATCTTTTTCGTTGACTGAATTTACAAGTTGTGGCTTATTGATATTGCGGAATGGCTTACCAAATAATGAGTATGTGATGGCATCCAGGAATGTTGACTTACCTGCACCATTCTCACCAACGATCAACGTTGTGGCATTTTCGTTTAGAGGAATTTCTGTAAAGACATTTCCCGTAGAAAGGAAATTCTTGTAACGAACCTTTTTAAATAGAATCACGCTGTCTCCATAGACATTGCTTCATTGTACACATCGCGCAGCACAGTCTTTATTTTATCTGATTCTACTGGCAATGTCAACCCATCAACATACTTACTTAGAATTGTCATTGTATCTTCTGCTTGATCAATGTCAACATCAACATTGTCAGTGATCTCAGAAAAGTCTTCAACAACAGAAACCTCAAGAGGATTTACTTTTGCAAGTGAATCAAGCAGAGTGTCAAACAAAAATGAATTGTTACGTTTCTCAACAACAATCTTGACATACTTGTTTGTTAGATGCGAATAATCTTCATTTACAAGATCATTGTAATACAATTCATCGTCATTGTATTTAATCTTGTAAAACATCTTCAATGGGTTTTGAACAAATTCTAATTGACGAGTTTCTGTATCGTAGATATGAAACCCACGATCATCATTATGATCTGCCCATGTCATCTCACCAGGAGTGCCAACATATACAATGCTGCCATTGTTGCTCTTGTGATGAAAGTGACCTGAAAGAACCAGATCATATTTCTGCAACGCTGCAGGATCCATTCCCTCAACGCAAATATTGCCACGATCCATTTCAAATCCAGAGAGTTCGAAATGACCAAAACAAACGCCATTAGTACTGCGTTTGATAAAGTCCATAATTTCTAACTCATTATCTTTACAGATCCAAGGAATGATGTCAATACCATTCCACTCAGTTGGTTCATTGTATACAACAACGTTTGGATAGTCTTTAAGTAGTAACTCTGGCGAATTGACTTCGAGCGTATTCTTGAAAGTGATGTCATGGTTGCCAAGCAACGTATGCATCTCTAGATTATGCCGAACCAACTCATCAAAAAAATACCTGCGGCAAAGAGCAAGAGACTGAAAAGAAATATACTTCCGACGATCAAATAGATCACCCAGTTGAAAGATGGTCCTAACTCCATGGTCCACCAAATAAGGAAAAAAGTGTTTAGTATAGAACTCACGATAATGATTATGAAAGGCAATGCTATCGCCTCTCATACCAAAGTGAGTATCACCCAATATTGCTATCTTCATCGACGAATTTCTCTAGTCCTGCTTTCTTTGCTTTCTTTTCTTTTCGAGCATTTTCATAATTGGAAATGAACTCGGAAATATTTTCATACAATTCGAATTGACGGAAAGTTCCATCCTCATTCTCATTGAGTTCGAACTCGTCGAGTATTCCAGCAGTTTCAGTTGCTTTGTATTTAACATATAATTGCTTCTTCTCCTTTTGAATACGACGTAAGAATGCATAATATACTATTTGAGTGAAATAGGCAAATGGATTGCTTGATTTTGCTGGGTCAAAATTGTCAACGTACATCACGCAGTTTTCAATTGCATCAGCAACCATTTCGTCTCGGAAAGTATAAGACAAGAAATTGGGCTTGTGTGAAAGATTCTCAGCAATCTTCATGAAGCATTCAGCGACGTATCGCGGAATCTGTGGCTTTGGTTGACCTTGCCTCTTTGCCTTGCGAATGGCTGTGCGATATGCAGTCATCTCACGCAGAAAGTCTTTGTTATTGATATAATGATTTTTCATTGGTTTGTATTTGGTGCAATGTATAGTAATTGACTGATTGTGAAACGAGCGTCTTGTATTTCATTTGAAAGTAATTTCACTTCACTAACTCCATGATCAACTATAGATGGAAAAATTATTGTTTGATTATTATGTAATTCTACTACATGATTTGATTCTGCAAAATAAAATTCACCACCACTATATTCTCTAGGTTCTTTATGAATTAGAGTGACTGCAGTGTATAACGAATTATCTTTATGCGGCAAATAGTAATCACCGTTTCTATACACTTGTACTAATGTTGCAGTTGAAACGTTAATTCCCTTATATGGCAAATAGAAAAAATCACTAGAGCAAATTGCTTCAACATATTCTTTCTGAAAGAGTTTTTTCGAATATTTAAAAATGTTTGAATCATGATAATCTTGAAAGAATGATTCTATGAAAACACCCATTCCCTTTTTCATAGGAATGCCGCGATCCTTTGCGCCGCCAGTTTCATCTGGTGGTCTCATCTTTGATGATAAGAACATAATCTCTTTCCACACTTCTGAATATTCTTCGTGTGTGAAGAAATTGTCTATCACAATATGAGGAAATGGTTTTTTATGTAACTTTAAATCCATAATTAATGTATTGGCTTATCTTTTTTACTCGCCATCGCTTCGAGAATAGACACCACTTTGTTTACTGTTTCTGCAGTTTCAGCGACTGGTTCACCCTTTGTTTTCTTTTTGATCGGCTCTTTCAATTTACTTTGATTGTTGTAAAAGAAATCAGCAACGTATTCATATTGCTCAATGAAATCTGCACGAACAGGTGTAGCAAATAATACTTCATAATCATCAAAATCTACTTCTTTAATCTCAATCACAGACTGCGGAAGATACTCTTGCATCGCTAAAATTTGTCGACCTTCGTCAAATATAGTCTCGATTTCAATACGCAATGGCAATTCTACTGTGATGTAGCCTTCTTTATATGTCACATATCCAATAATATCATCAGGCATAGAACGTAGACGAATAAATCGCAGTTCGCCTCTCGCTTTATATTCTGGTTTATCTTCTGACATCAATTTATCCTTACGTTATTGGTTGTGAAAGGAAATTTTTCTTCGCTGTAGATCTTCACCCGTTCCTCATAGTGCTTCAATGTGAAGTTTGTATAAGGACCATAACGTAGATCATCAGCGATATCGTACAACGTGGCTGCTTCTTTGTTTTCACCTAGACGCAACACACGACCGATAGATTGTAATGCTCGAATCTTACTCTTTGTTGGAGAGGAGAAGATAATATTATGTAGGTTACGGATGTTTACTCCAGTCGAGAACGTTCCGTAACTTGCCACAATGATCGCATCGTTTTCTTGTTCAGTAATATGTCTTACTGCTTCGCGATCTTCTGCTTCAACCCCACCATGAATAAAGAATACTTTTCTACCATTTGCTTTTTCAAGTATCCATTCATATAATAGTTTACCGTGTTTTTCGACATAAGTAAACAATACAAGACTATTCCCCTTCAGATTCAACGCAAGATCAGTAATGAATCGATTACGACCTTCATGTTGCGTCAGAAAATTCATCTCGTCAGGATATGTAAATCCTTTGATTGATTTACAAACAACTTCAGGATACTTCAATACAATACACTTGATGCTGAAGTTGGCGAGTTGCTTACGCTCAATGAGTTCCTTTGTGGAAATAACTTTGAATGTAGGACCGAATAATCCTTCAAGAACGAGTTTGTTTACTTTACTATCATCAAGTGTACCTGTTGTGCCAATACGCACATCGCAGTTGATGAGTTTAGTCATGATACTTGTTAG